TATTACATATAGAAGTGCAGAGGGCGGTAAGTATGACTTCCGTTTAATGGGTAAAGGTCAAGCAACACAAAGAACAGGTGCATCAGCAGATGTAGTACCAATGGGAATCTCTCACGGTTTAATCGTAGCAACACTATTAGATTTTGAAGCTTCTGAATATACAGACATTTACAATGCAGCAGCAGTAAACTTCGATGAAGTAACACAGTTAGCAAGTACAATCGCAAACGCAATGGGGCGTAGAGATGACCAATCAATTATTGACGCAATGGAAGCAGGCGCAAGTGCTACACCGGTTGGTGCAGGTACACAAACACTTGATTTAGCTACTATTACAGCAGCATCAAAAGCACTAAATGCAGTTGAAGCACCAATGGAAGGCAGATATATGGTCGTTCACGAGGGTGGATTAAACGACTTATTAAATGCTGAGAAAATCACAAGCGCTGATTACAACTCAGTACGTTTACTTATGAGTGGTGAGATTGACTCATTTATGGGCTTCAAATGGAAGATTATCGGCTCAGGTCGTGCAGAGGGTGGATTACCACTAACATCAACAGTACGTTCTGGTTTTGCATTTCACAAAGATGCAGTAGGTCACGCAGTTGGTATTGATATGAAAACAGATGTTGATTGGGTGCCGCATAAAAAGTCACACTTATCAAGTGGATCGTGGAAAGCTGGCTCAGTAGTTATTGACCCAGAGGGTGTAATCGAAGTTAAATACTTAGAATCATAAGGAGTAAGTAATGGCATATAGCAGAAAAAACGTATCAGGATCAATCGGTGGGGGCTCAGGCGCTCCTCAATTTTATACATTCAGAGATACAGGGAGTACTAAGGCAACAATCGATACAGATGATTATTTCTTAGACCTTAACGATATCCTAAAGGTAGGTGATGCAATCTATTCACAAGGTTCAGATGGTGCTTGTCTTTTAGCAGTTACAGCAGTTTCAGGCGTAACAGTTACAACAGAAGAAGCTACTTTATCTTAGTGATTTCAGAGTCCTCTCCGGAGGGCTTGACTAATTACTAAGGAGTTAAAATGTCAGGACTTATAACAAAGGTACAACTCGTAAGTAACGCTCTACTACTCTTAGGTGGAACTACAATCACATCACTTACAGAAAACAGCACAGGTGCAAAGCTAGGTGCAAACTTATTTGAAAATACATATCTTTCAATGTTACAGAATCATAGATGGAGATTTGCAGTTAAGACACAAGAGTTAAATCAATTATCAGCTAAACCAGATACGGGCTATGAATATGCGTATCAATTACCTAATGACTTTCTTTATTCAGTCAAGGGTGATGCTAGAGACTATGCAGTTTATGATAATCAAATACACTGTAACCAAAGAACTTTCCAACTAGACTATGTGCATAGAGTATCAGAGGATTTATTACCTGCATATTTCGCTAAAGCACTTGAATATAATCTAGCTGCACAGTTTGCAATCCCATTAACAGGAGACATAAACAAAGCTTCTCACTATGATAAAGTATTTATGGACGCTATTAGAAAAGCTAAGTTTACAGATTCTAGTCAATATCCAGAGGTTGCAGTACAAGACCAACCTTATGTAGATATAAGGAACTAAAATGGGTGTAGCAGTTTCACACTTATGGTATAATATCAGCAAAGGATTCACAATGATACCATTTGCAAGAACGAGATATGGAAAAATGCACTATATGTATGCTAGTCAAAGAGGGTCAAGCAAGAAGCGTGGAATGATTATGCCTAACTATACAAAAGCGGAGTTTATGGAATGGCTAGAGATTCAACCTTTTTTCGACATACTCTTTGATAGATGGACTGAAAGCAACTACAACCGAATGGAAGCTCCATCGGCTGATAGACTTGACGATTCCAAACCTTACACAATAAGTAATCTAAAATTAATGTCTTTTAGAGAGAATAATGCAAAATCTCACGAGGATAGAAAAAGTGGAAAACTGATAACATCTCAAAACAGAATAGTTGAGCAACTTTCAAGAGCAGGAGATGTGATAAATAAGTTTTATTCAATTAATGAGGCAGGACGCTCAATAGGAGCAAAAAGCTTTAGTAAGATAACAGAGGTATGTAAGGGGAAAAGAAAGACAGCATACAACTTTAAATGGCGTTATGCCGACGAAAGTCAGGAGGTGTGACATCGGTGTAGAATTCCTACAATCTAACCTTTCAGGCGGAGAGTTAGCACCAACGCTTCACGCAAGAACAGACATAGATAAGTACGCAAGCTCAGTAGCAGAAGCAAAGAATATGGTTATCGTTCCACAAGGTGGACTAAGACGCAGACCAGGACTAGCTAAGACAGAAGATGGCTACTATGATGAAGAGTTAAGAATAGAGCCATTTATATTCAATCAAGACCAAAAGTATGTACTGATATTCAGAGCAGGTTTTGTAGATATTATGAGAGATGGTGCATTAGTTAAAACAGGTGTAGTGCTTCCATTTGCTACTATTGAACTAATAAACGAACTAGACATTATACAGAGCGCTGATACGGTTATAATCACACACGAAACAGAAACACCACAAAAGCTAGTAAGGGGTGCAACTGATGCTGATTGGACTTTATCGGCTATCACTTTAGTTATCCCTGATTATGATTTTGGTGCAGGTGATGAGCCTGTATGGAGTGCAACAAGAGGTTATCCTGGTGCAGCTACTTTTCACGGTGGAAGATTATGGTTAGCAGGCTCAACTGAGAAACCTACTTCTATATGGGGAAGCAGAGTTAATGACTATTGGGATTTTACTTGGGTAGATACAAGTGGTATTATTCCTGACGATCACGCTATATTTGATACGATAGACACAAGCGAGTTTAATAAAATCGTTAATGTGTTTACCGGTAGAAAGCTACAAGTATTTACAACAGGTGCAGAGTTTGTTAATGCTATTGAGTTCCCTACTCCGGCTAATTCAAGTTGGCAACAACAGACAGGTTATGGCTCAAAGAGATTAAGACCTATTCTAATTGATGGCGCAACTCTATATGTAGACAGTTCAGAGAGAACGATAAGACAGTTTATCTATGACTTCAATGAAGATGGCTTTGTATCTAATAACATCACATTACTAGCTTCACACTTATTGACTGACATAGTAGCATTAAAAGCAATTAAGGGCACAACACTAGACGTAAGTGATTATGTCTATGCAGTTAACTCAGATGGCACTATCGCAGTAATGAACACACTTAGAAGTGAGGGTTTACTTGGTTGGACTCATTGGGAAACAGAGGGCGAATTCTTAGACGTTTGTGTATTAGCTAAAGAGGTTTACTTCTTAGTTAAAAGAGAAGAGAATTACTTTATAGAGAAGTTAGAAGAAGATACATATACGGATCATAACGTATTAATAAAAGGCACTATGCCAACAACAAGTAATATTATAGACGGTGATTACAATATTATAGACGGTGATGATAATATTATAGATACAGACCACTCATCAGGTACTCCGGTTACTTCAATCACTACTGACTATAAAGACCTGTTTTTAGATACAACATTCAAAGTAGTTGCAGACTTTTCTATAATGCCAGACTCTAAGCCGATAAGTGATGGTACAGACCTTAATCACTTTGAAATTACAAGAGATGCTTATAGATTAGAAGTAGGACTAGACTTTGAAACTAAGATTAAAATGTTACCATTGTCTACAGATACTAAGTCAGGTAGCACTTTACACAGACGTAAGAGAGTTGTTAAAGTTGATTTAAACATATTGGAAAGTTTAGGTATCTACATAGAGGATATTTACTCACCGGATGAGCAATTCACTGTAGTATTAGATGAAGCACCAGAGCCATTTACAGGCTTTAAAGAGATTTATCTACTAGGCTATCAGAGAATTTATCAATTTGAGATAACACAAGAAAACCCATTACCTTTACTCGTAAGAGCAGTCGGTTTTGAAATTGAATACTAAGGAGTCGTTATGATATCAGATGCAGTACAGGCAATTGGGAAAGCGAATCAAAGAGCATCACAGCTAAGAATACAAAAAGCTAATTTAAAAGTACAAGCAGCACAAGCAAAGATGAATGGCGCAGCGTATGGTATGCGACTAGAAACTAATTTTAATAAATCAATGGCATCTGATGTTATTATGGCAGCATCTCAACATAGACGTGGTGGCTCAGTACAAGCAATCGCACAAGCAGCTACTAAACAATTTAATTGGGATATGGATTTTGCTGAAATGTCAACAGAAATTCAAGCAATGGGGTTAAAAGCAAACATAGCTTCCCTTGATGCAGCACAAAAGAGTGCTATGGGTGAGGGATTAGTAAATGCCGGAATTAGTGCATATACTAGCTATAAAAAAGCACAAGAGAGAAAAGATATTTCAGCATCTAAGTCACTACTTGCATCAAAGGAGTTTTAAATGCTAAAAGGTTACGAGGGTCAAGCACCTTTAATTCAACAACCAACAGAGATAAGTGATGTTGGGTTAAGGTCTATAGTGCAAGCAAGCCAAGATTTTACATCAAAGTTAAAAGAGTTTAAAGACTTCAAAGATACACAAAGAGATAGAGTAGCAAAAGAAACAGCAAGAGATCAAGCATATAGAGACGCTAAAGAGAATAAGCCATTCGATAAAAAAGTAAATAACATATATGGCTCAGTTTACAATGAAGTAAGAACAGCCACTTATGCAGCAGATGCAGAGTTAATGATAGCTAATACTTCTACTGAATTAGCAATGGCTTATGAGAATGATCCTGAGAGCTATGATAATGAAATGAGAAACTATGTTGATGGTTTAGCTGATGCTGCACCAACTGAACAACTACAAAGTGTTATCGCTATTGGTGGACATAAAAGACGTAACGGATCATACGGTGAGCTCAAAGTAGCAGAGTATAAAAGAATCAAAGCTGCACAGGTTGAAACATTTAATGAATCAATCAGTCTCAACATAAGCCAAATTATAGAACTACAAGCGACAGGTGATACAAACAGAGCAGAATTTGAGAAGCAAAAGAATTTAGAATATATAGGAACAGTGGTTGCGGACGGTCTTATTAATAGCGCACAAGCTCAACAGATTCTTAAGAAAGGTGACTATCAAATCACAAATGGTACAGCTATTCGCAATATGGAAGATTTACTTAGTGAGTCAAGCCTAGAAAACGCTGCTAAATATCTAAATGCAGAAGTAACACAAGAGCGTGCAGATATGACACCTGAACAAAATGCAGCACATCAAGCATCACTACAAAAGCTATTCAGCGCTGAGGTCAGAGCGAGAAAAGCTAATGAGAAAAAAGTAGGTGATTATTCTACACAACTACTAAAAGACGAAATGAAGATAATGGAAGATGGTGGTGACAGTGCATATACAGAAGAAGAATTAGACAGTGCGTTTATGAATTCTACAAGCAAAGACGTTAAATATAAATTTGCTCAACAAAAAGCTATACAAAGAGCACAAGCAGATTGGGCTACGTTATCTATTCCTGAGCAAGAAGATAGAATCGCACTATTAGAAACTAAGCCGAGAAAAGGTGTAGACCAAAAGATGATAGAGCAATTGCGCACTACATTAAAAGAGCGTAAAGCAAGAGCAACCAAAGACCCTGTAGGACTAGCAATCAAAGAGGGAGTTATAGAGCCTACCAAATACAGAATGAGTGCTGCTGATGGTGTAGACAGTTTAATCGCAGGCATAGAAGATATGAAAGACAAGCTGTATGACATCAAAGAGACATACGGAGAAGATAAAACATTCTTGTTAACAACAGAAGATGCTAAGAGTTGGGCAGATTATTTTGAAGCACCAGGTAATTCAGACGATAAACTAACAACGATTGAAAAGATAACTCAATTTCAGCCGGAAGTAGCTAAACAGATATTCGGACAAATCAGCAAGAAAAACGCACCATCAATGACATTCGCTGCGACATTATCTATGGATGATAACCGAGAAGCTGCTAGATTATCATTAAGAGGTAAAAATTCAAGTGTGAAGATAGAAGATGGAAATACTATCAAAAGAGAAATAAGAACAAAACTAGGAAGTGTTTTTAATGGATATCCAGAGGGGACTAAAGACCAGATGATTAATGGTGTTATGAACTATAACAGAGGTTTAGTATCAGAGGATATGGAAGCACTAGATGCAGATGATGCAGTAGAAGCAACACTGGGACAAGTTAAATCTTATAATGGTAGAGATGTTATATTACCAAGAGGTGTAAGCGCTAACCAGTTTGAAGATTGGATAGAGAGTGTAGAGATACCTGAAAATCAAGCACTTACAAATAGAATTAGAAGCTCATTAAGTTTCTTTGGTGATAAAGGCTTTCAGTTTCACTATGCAGGGCAAGGGCAATACTATGTTCAAGTCACAAGAGGTGGCAAGAACTTTTATGTAGAGGGCGAAGATAATAAGCCTTTAATCTTAGATTATAATGCGGAGTAAATAATGACTATTGAAAAACTAGACACTCCTACAGAATTTCAGAAGTACAGAACTGATTGGTCAGAGGAAAGTGATGGCTTTTGGAGTGGTGTTGGTACAGTTATGGATCAAGTCAATCTCAGCT